TGCAGGGCAACGATAAGAAGTCAGTGCTTTGTACTGTCAAGGATATAAACATCATAAATGCTATGACAAAGCTTTATATGAACGTGATTATTGCGTAGGAAGGAGATACATAAATGGACAACAATGCAGTTATGAATGCTTTAGATGCAATGGACGGATCGTTAGCCAGTGCGTATATAATTCTTGAGGATGGTAGAAGATATAACTTTATGCAGTTATATTCCTTTGAGGCGAGTGCAAAGATAAATTCCAAAGAAGTGCCTATTCTTGGTAAAACAGGAAAAGGAAACAAGCCTTTAGGCTGGACAGGTGAGTGGAAGGGCACAGCACACTATAATCAGTCAGTGCTTAGGCAGATGTGGCTTGAATACAAGAACACAGGCAAGCTTCCGGTATTTGATATTCAGGTGACGAATGAAGATCCTAGTTCGGCAGCAGGCAGGCAGACAACAATCCTTAAAAATTGTCTGAGCAAAGGCGGAATCCTCACTAAGTTTAATGCCGATTCGGAAACGCTTGATGAGGATATAGAAGGAACATTTGATGACTGGGAAATGCCTGAAAGCTTCTCATTGCTTAAGGGTATGCAGTAAAAGGAGATTAGGATATGAGTAGAGATTTAAGCGCTTTTTTAGCGCAAAATGTTAAAAGAGTTGAAAATGTGTTGTTTCCTGCATCAAGCAGAATTGTTGATGAAAAAGGAAATCCTATTCCGTGGGAGATCTGCTGCATTACAGCAACAGAGAATGCAAAGATAAGAAAAAGCTGTATGTCTACTGTTCCGGTAGCAGGTAAGAGGGGGCAGTATACTCAGGAGTTTAACCCACAGCTTTATTTAGCCAAAGTTTGTGTAAGAACTACAGTATTCCCAAATCTGCAGGATACAGAGCTTCAGGATAGCTATGGAGTTATGAGTGCAGAGGAGCTTATAACTACAATGCTTACTCCTGGAGAGTTTGAGGATTACTCAACAAAGGTTATGCAGGTAAACGGATTTGACAGTGATACTGATCTGGTAGAAGAAGCAAAAAACTAATTAATGGCGGTGATCCTGAAGCCAATTACGCTTACTACTGTCTGCATAAATTCCACTGGAAACCTACGGAATTTATAGAGATGTCGGAAGAAGAAATGGCTTTTGTGATTGCCGCCATTGATATTAAGGCTAAGAATGATAAAAAGGATGCTGACGAATTAAAGAGCAAACAAAGAAGATAGGAGGCTGATTAATGGCTACAATACAATCACAGTTGGTGCTGACTGACGGTATGTCGGACGCATTAAGGCGAATTAACTCAGCCTTAATCACTTGTATAGACAGCTTTGAGCAAATGCAGTCAACATCATCTAATCAAATAGATACTTCAGTTTTACAAGATGCACGGTCAAGTTTAACTCAGCTTAATGGAGAGCTTGATAATACGGTCGAAAGACAGGAGCAGTTAAGAGAAGCCTCTGAGCAGACTGGAAGTTCCATGGATATGCTAAAAGATAGCTTTTTGAAGTTAGCAGCTGCAGCAGGGCTGGCATTCTCTGCAAAAGAACTTATGGAGCTTGGCGATACATATAATCAGACACAGGCAAGGCTTAACTTGATTACCGGAGACTTGCAAAAGACTAAGGACTTGCAGGATGCAATTATGGAGTCCGCAAACAAGTCGAGAGCTGCATATCAGGATACTGCAGACGCTGTGTCTAAGATGGGACTTATGGCAAAAGATGCCTTTAGTACGATAGATGCAAATGGGCATAAAACTCTTAATACATCCGAACTGGTGGCCTTTTCGGAGCTTTTGAATAAGCAATTTGTTATTGCCGGAACTTCGGCGCAGGGCATGAGTGCAGCAATGACACAGCTTACACAGGCCATGGCTTCAGGAGTGCTAAGAGGCGATGAGCTTAACTCAATCTTTGAGCAAGCTCCTACAGTCATTGAAACAATAGCGGACCACTTGGGAGTTGAAATAGGCCAGATTAGACAATTAGCCCAAGAAGGTAAGATAACGGCTGACGTAGTAAAGAGCGCAATGCTGTCATCTGCAGATAAGATAAACGAGAAGTTTAACTCTATGCCTTATACATACTCGCAGGTGGCCACCATGATATCGAACATAACATTTGATGCGTTTGAACCACTCATACAACTTATAGGAAGCGGGGCGCAGTTTATAGTGGACAACTGGAGTACTATAGAGCCTATTCTTGCAGGAATTGCAATAGGTGCAACAACTGCTGCCGTTGCGTGGGGCATTTATACCGCCGCTCAATGGCTTGCGGTAGCATCAAACCAAGCAATGATTGTAAGTATGCTGTCTAATCCATTCTTATGGATTGCAATTGCAATAGGAGCAGTTGTTGCAGTTGCCTACAGGTTCATTCAGTCAGTGGGAGGAATGAAGAATGCTTGGACACTTGCGCAAATGACTATGAGTATAGGTGTTGTAGCACTAAGGCTTGCCTTCTTTACAGGTATTTATGCGATTATGGACTTGGCAGGTAAGTTGTCTCTTACTTGGCAGAAAACTGGTGTTGCGGTATCAAATTTCATTGGACAGATGAGAGTAAACGTATTAACAGGGATACAGAACATGTTAAATAGCGCTATCGGTATGATTAACGGATTCATTAACGCTCTTAATAAAATACCGGGAGTGAGTATTCAGGCCATATCACAGGTAACGTTTGCCACTACTGCAAAAGCTCAATTCAATGCCGAGAAAACCGCAAGGGAACAGAGCTTGGCAGGAGCAGAAGCTCAGTCAAATGCAGATAAGCAGGCGAGAACTTGGGAGCTCATGCGAATGAAGGGAGATTTGGACAGCAAGGTGTCGGATTTAAAGGGCAAGTATTCACAGTTTAAAGCTGAGAAGATAGCTATGAGTAATGGAGACGGAATTGACTCTTTAGGATTTGATACAGGAGCATTTGACAAGGGAGCAGGGGCAGGAGTTGCAGATAACATAGGAAAGACTGCAGGTAATACTGCGGCTGCAGCAGGTGCACTTGCAGAAACAAAAGAAAACCTTGAATACTTGAGAGACATTGCAGAGCAGGAAGCTATTAACAGATTTACTACTGCTGAGATAAAAGTTGACTATTCAGGAATGACTAATCAGATAAGCTCTAATATGGATTTAGATAATGTTTTAGACGCTTTAACTGTTAAATTCGTTGAAGCTGTACAGATGGGAGCAGATGGGGTGCATAGTTAATGTTTAGATTTTATTTAGCAAATATGTTACTACCTATCACACCTTCTAAGTTAAGCTTAAAAGTTAAGAACACAAATAAAACAGTAACTCTCATAAATGAGGGAGAGGTTAATATCATAAAGACAAAAGGGTTAAGGGAATTCAGTTTTGAGTTCCTTTTGCCTTTTACGGATTACTCTTTTGCAGCGGTAAGTAAGGCGAAGAAACAAAAGCACTATTTAGATAAGTTAAATCAGTTGAAGATAAATAAAAGGCCTTTTCAATTCGTTGTTAAAAGGCCCCACGGTTTCAAGACTAATATAAAGGTTACTTTAGAGGATTTAAATATTACTGAGGATGCACAAGAGGGCAGAGATATTAAAGTCAGTGTAACTTTGAAAGAATATAGACATTACGGAACGAAGAAAGTTGTATTCGTTCAACCGCCTGCACCTGCTACAGGAGAGACTAAGCAAGAAGAAAAGAAAGAAGAAGCAAAGATAACCGAAAACAGAGATACATCTACCGCTCAAAAGCCTAAGACTCACATAGTAAAAAGAGGTGATACTCTTTGGGGACTTGCAAAGAGATATTATGGGAATGGCTCTTTGTATCCTAAAATTGTCAGCGCTAATCCCAAAATAAAGAACCCAAATTTGATTATAGACGGATGGGAGCTTGTAATACCATGACAGTAAGCATAATGATTAGTAACGGCAAAGAAGCTTACCTTCCTGCTGTAAAAGAAGGAATACAGCTTGATTTGGAACGCAAAGGCAGTCCCGGAACGCTCAAGTTTACTTATTTTGATGATGGCAATATAAAAACCGAAGAAGGTAATCAAGTAAAGCTCACGGTAGACGGAACAGATTTATTTTTCGGATTTCTTTTCAGTAAAAAGGTATCAAGTAAGGATAGCAATATCGTAGAGTGTACGGCTTATGACCAGTTAAGATATTTAAAGAATAAGGATACTTATGCATATAATAATTTGACTGCAGGCGAGGTTATAAAGCTTATCGCTGAAGACTTCAGGCTCAATATCGGAGAACTTGAGGATACAGGCTATAAGATACCACGAAGAGAAGAACAGAACAAAACTCTCTTTGATATTGTACAGAATGCTATAGATGAGACACTGCAGAATACCGGCAAGTTATATGTCTTTTATGACAATGTGGGCAAGCTTACACTTAAGAATATCGACAGCATGAAACTTGACTTGCTTATAAATACCGATACCGCACAGTCATACGACTACAGCAGTTCTATAGACAGCAGAACATACAATCAGGTAAAAGTTGTGTATAAGAACACAAAAGAAAAGACGAATGATGTTTTCTTAGTAAAAAGCAGTGAGAATATCAATAAGTGGGGAGTTTTACAGCTTAATGAGACGGTAGAAACAAAAGAGTCTGGAGCAAAGAAAGCCGAAGCGCTTCTTAAGTATTATAACAAGGTTGCAAAAACGCTTACTGTAAAAGACGCATTTGGAGACATAAGAGTAAGAGCCGGATCGTCGCTTGTTGTTATGTTGCAACTTGAAAACACCGCCGTATCAGGATATATGGTTGCTGAAAAAGTAACCCACACTTTCAAAAATGATGAACACCTAATGACTTTAAAACTAAGAGGAGGACTGTTTAATGTTTGATTTAGTTGAAGCGGTAAAACAGGCTGCACTTGAAGCAGTGGAGTCAAAGGATCCTATGTCTTTCAGATTTGGGAAAGTGGCAAAGGTATCACCACTTGAGATATGGATAGATCAGAAGCTTACGATACCTGAAAGTGCTCTTATTCTTACAGGAATGGTTAGTAAAATCACTTGTGAGGCTGAGGGAATTGGAAGAATTACGCTTGATAACAGCCTTAAAATAGGTGAACAGGTAATCCTTATAAGGGTTGACGGTGGACAGAAGTACATAGTATTGGACAAAGTGAGGTGATAACATGCTTCCTTTAAACGATAAAGATATATTACAGATAGATGAGTCCACAGAGCCAAGCAATACTTTTTTTATAGACTTTGAAAAGGGTAGAATATCCGGATTTGTAGACGAAAGAGAAGCGGTAAAGCAGGCTATAATGCTTATCTTAAATACTGAAAGATATAAATTTCTGATCTATTCATGGAATTATGGAGCAGAGCTTGAGGCTCTCATAGGTACTCACCCGGATATAGTGGAGGATGAGGCAGAAAGACTTATAAGTGAAGCACTGCTGCAGGATGATAGAATTACGGCTGTTTATGATTTTGAATTCAGCAGAAACAGGGATACTCTTCTTGTAAATTTTAAAGTCGACAGTATTTATGGCGATATAGATATAGAAACGGAGGTTAGATAGTGTTTGAAGATAATACATATGAAAATATATTAAACAGAGTCTTATCAAGAGTTGATAGCGGTATCGACAAGAGAGAGGGCTCTGTTATTTATTCTGCTGTTGCTCCGGTATGTGCGGAACTTGCGCAGGCTTACATAGCGCTTGATAGCCTTATAGATTGCACTTTCGCCGATACTGCGCCAAGAGAGTATTTGATAAGAAGAGCTTTAGAAAGAGGCTTGGTGCCTAAAAAAGCAACGTATGCAAAGGCTATAGCTGTATTTAATATAGATGTGGAAGTGGGTAAAAGATTTTCAAGCTCAAGATTTAACTGGATCATATCCGAAAGGATAAGCACAGGAAGATTTTATATCAATTGTGAGACCGCAGGAAGAGCTCCGAATGCTGAGAGAGGAGGCCTTATACCTATAGAGTATATAGACGGCCTTGAGACAGCAAATATAGAGAGTATAGAGATATACGGAGAGGATGAAGAAGGTACTGAGGAATTCAGAAAAAGATACTATTCTTCCTTCGACACTCAGGCATTTGGTGGCAATAAAAAGGACTACTATCAGAAGATTACAGCTATTGAAGGCGTGGGCGGATGTAAGATTTTAAGGGCAAAAGACGGCAATGCCCATAATTTACCCGGGCATATTCTTGCCATAATAACAAACTCTGAATATGGGCAAGCAAGTCAAACACTTGTCACGAATGTACAAAAGCTGATAGATCCGAAAGGCGATCAGCTTGGTGATGGCCTTGCATCAATCGGTCATATCTGCCATATACAATCTGTGAAAACAAAGAGCATAAATATAGATACTAATATAGTTTATGACTCAGGATACAACTTTAACGCCTTGAAATCACATATCCAAAACGCTATTGACAGTTACTTTTTAGAGCTTAATAAATCTTGGGATACCGTAGATAACATAGTAGTTAGAATTTCAAATATTGAGAGCAAGATTCTTGTCATAAATGGCATTAAAGATATAGCAGATACTAAGCTGAATGGTACTGCATCTAATACTATATTAGATTCTGATACTATAGCTGTAAGAGGTACTTTCAATGGATAGAAAACTGATAGACTATCTTCCGGACATTCTGAAAAACGTGATAGAGTTTAATCAGATGATGAATGCCGAACAGCCTGAACTTGAACTTTTTTGGAGTAAAGGCAACAGCTACTTGAATAACGCGTTTATATTAAGTCAGGATACTGATACTGCTGCAAGATGGGAAAAAATATTAAAGATATCAAGCAAAGATACGGATGAGCTTGATGTAAGGAATCTTAGAATTCTTGGAGTAATGCAAGGTAGACTTCCGTACACGTATAGAACTTTTTATCGTAGCCTTTTAGCTATGGTAGGCTCTGAGAAAGACTTTAAGCTAAATGTAGATATGGAGCATTACAAGGTCAGCGTAGTGGTGGCTTTATCATCAAAAGAGCT